CAGCAAGCTCACCACGTGGCTTGCCGACAATTATTCCGACATCAGCATCGAAGACCTCAACGTGCAAGGCATGAGCCATAACAGGAGGCTTGCCAAACACATACTGGACGCGGACTTCCACGAGTTCCGCCGCCAACTGGAATACAAGACCGCACGCACCGGCACGAGGCTCCATGTCATCGACCGCTGGTATCCAAGCTCGAAGACCTGCTCGAACTGCGGGACGGTGAAAGCCAAGCTGTCCCTGTCCGAACGTGTCTACCATTGCGAGGAGTGCGGACTTGACATGGACCGCGACCTGAACGCGGCCATCAACATCCAAGTCGCCGGGAGTGCCCCGGAGACGTTAAACGCGTGTGGAGGAAGCGTAAGACATGCCCGCCCAAAAGGCGGGACAATGCGGCATCCGGCGAAACGCGAACCAAGCGGCGGCGAGAGTCGCGTGAGGCTTGGAGCTGGCCTTGGCAACGAGGCCATGCAGATGACTTCGCTCTAGCGACAAGCTAAAACAAAGTCATCTACAACGGGACTTCGCGTACGCCCTGCTCATGCCCGCCGAGATCATGCGGGTCATGTTCGCGTCCGACTTGGACGTACCCGAGATGGCGCGCGGATTCGGTGCGCCCTGGTGCCAGGTCCGGCGGCGCCTCGCCATGCTCGGGCTCGAACCCTATTGCGAATAGGCCGGGACGCATGGCCGGAACCGAAGGGCCGTGAAAGGCGCGGCCGGAAGGAGTCCGGGAAAATGGACGAGCATACACCGATCGATGTCCCGATTCGGTTGGAGGAATGGGACCGCCATGACTGCATTAATGAGGTCGACACCATCGTGGTCGACATACGCCCGATCCTCGACGCCACCGATTATGACCATCTTCCCGCCCCGGATGAATGGGATGCGGACTTCATCGCGGAGCAGGCCCAACGGCTGGGCCTGCTCAGATTGTGGGACGGTCCGTTCACTGTAGAACTGCCCGAATGTGGGGAGTACCCCGCCTACGTTGAATGGCGCGGGACCCACAAGGTCGTCGAAGGTGCCAAGGAGCGGTTCCGCGCCCTGGCGAGGGACGAGATCCTATCCCGCATCGAAAGGACCCAAGCCGAGCTTGACCGGCTCGTGGCCGAGTACAAGGCGGCATGACCGGGACGCATGGCCGGAACCGAAGGGCCGCGAAAGGCGCGGCCGGAAGGAGTCCAAGACCATGACCATAGACGAGCTTATCGAACAGGTCAACTACCGCGACGACAAGCGTCGCGGCTTGGACGTGAGCGTGATTCCCGTGACTCTCCTCTAAGGGAGGTCGTCACAGGCGCCCCATCCATCATGGGTGGTTGACCGCACCCTGGCCTTGGGTCTGTCCAAGGCTTTGTATCGCCCTATCCCTGATGTTCAGGGCGGCGTTGTGGTCGGCATCGTCGCTATGGCCGCAACGCAGGCAGTCGAACCTCGCGCGGTCACGGTTTCCCTTGTCCACGTAGCCGCACCTGTTGCACCGTTGGCTCGTGTACGCGGGATCGACCATCACGACTTGGATGCCTTTGGCGGCGGCCTTGTAGGCCGCGAACTCCTGCAACTGGGAGAACGGCCACTGGTTGAGCATGTTGCGGCGACGCCTACCGGTCCTGGTGCCCTTGCGCGCCAATCGGCGTATCCGGGTCAGGTCCTCGAAGGCCATGACGCCGATGCCGGGGGTGTCCGCGAGCCTTTTCGCCGCGCGGTGGTCGACATCGCGGATGAACCGCTCTTCCCTTCTGCCTATCGCCTTCAGGCGGCGGTGGGCGCTCCGGGTGCCTTTTTCCTGCAATGTCCTCCTGTCGTATGCGTAGCGGCGTCTGACGCGTTGGACCTGCGGATACCGGTATTCACCTCCCTCCGAGTCCTTGTAGAGGGCGTGCATTCCCAGGTCGACGCCGAGCACCCTGCCTTCGACCGGTTCGGTCTTGGGAATCCTGAACGTGAGCGTCAACCGCGCCGTGGGATTGGTCGGGTCGAGGACGAGCGTCACGGTCTGGAGCCTCCGTTCCGGGTAGCGTTCGTCGAACCACGCGGGAATCGACGGCAACAGGAAGCGTTGGCGTTTCAGTCCGTGCATGGAGCTCAACGTCAGCAAGTTCCCCCGAAGGCCCATGGTGCGCAGGTCGAACCTGATGGTCGGTTTCCTCCTGGACGCCCTGAGCGACCATCTGCGTTTCGGATGGTTCGAGTTCCACGAGCGCACCGCGCCCGCGGCGTCGCGCAGGGCGTTGCATACGAACTGCGCGAGCAATTGCGGAAATCTAGCGCGCAGGCTGTAATAGAGGGCTTTTTGCGCGGCGACCGCGTTGACCGAGTGGTTGGCGTCGCACCAGGACACCGCCGAACCCCAGACGCGGTTGTACAGATCGGCGAGCCGGGAGTACATGGCGTGCTGGTCGGGCGAGAGCGCCAACGGCATGACGAGGGCGCGGGTGGGCGTTCCGCTCATCATGCCCTCGCGTCGTCTTGCCGTGGCGCTCTTCTTTCTAGCCATATTCCACTCTATGCGTCGCAACGATCGGGACGCATGACTCTAGGAAGGAGGCCATGCGATTCCTCCCCGCCTACGAGGGGCGGGGTATCCTCGCATGGATTACATCATGAACGCACGGACCGAAACACTGGCCGAGGTCATCGACTGGCTCGGAGACGAGGCGGACAGGGAGTGGGAACGCGCCAAAGACGGCCTGAGCGACGGATACGACGGGTTCGACGCCTACACGCGGGCAATCCAGCACTGTCAGGACATGATTGTCGAGGATGAGGCTTCGAGTGGGAAACACACGAAAATCGCCCTGTTGAAGCATTTGGCCGACACGTTCGATGAACGGCTCCACAAGGCCGAACGGGCCAAGGACAGGGGAGCCGGCTACACGTACAACGACGGCCGGTCCGACGCCTTCGGGTGGGCGGCGACCTACTGCCGACTCATGCTCGAACGGGAACGACGGCACGAAGGAAAGGAACGGGACGATGCATGACTTCTCCCAATGGCTCCAGTCGGCGGACACGATGGATGAAAAGGTGTGCGTGTTCCTTGTCTTCGGAGCGCTTTTCTGCGCGATCACCGCTTTTATAAATGAATCTGTTACTCCTCTTCTGCTCGCGGTCGGATGCCTCTGCCTGTCCGAGGGATTGTCCTCTCCAAATCTTGAATCGGAAATCAAGCAAATCTGGGGATTGCAGGAGGTCTCGTCCGAATGCGACCTGCCCGACCACGACCTGCCGACCAAGAACATGAAATGCTATGTGACCAACGGAAAAGGACATAAGGAATTGGTCGAAATCCGTGTATCGAAGGACGGAACCAAGCTCGGCCTGTACGACACGGACGGCAAAGCGCTGAAACCAGTAGGAAAGGACTAGATGGTGAAGGACTTCTCTGCTTGGGCCAATGCGTGGAACGACTACAGCAGGTCGGATGTCAATTATCTCGTTTTCGTCGTGGGTGGCACGGCGGCTCTCGTCGTCCTTGCTCTTTCCCTCTTATTGGAAAGCAACGGCACCGTTCTGACCTTTTCCTGCGGTTTAGCCGTCATCGTAACCCTAGCTGGCATATGGGTTGTGAACTTCTACCCGATTTGGATGGAGGATTCCCCTGAGCCAGCCGTCTTCACCACTCAGGTCGAGAAGGAGTTCGGCGTGCATGATTTCTCGTGCCCACCCGACGTCATGTCCGTCAAGGACGGTCTGCCCGATGCGGGCGCCTATCAATGCACCATCACGAACGGCAAGGACGAATCGACGCTGAAGGACGTGAGGCTCATCGTGACGGCGGACAACAAAGTGGGACTCTACGACAATCAAGGAAAGGAAATGAAATGATTGACCTGACCGAGTGGGCGAACGGTTCCCACAACAGTTTCGGGGACGCCATGTATATGGCGGCGTTGACCACGGCATTGGTTTTCGCCGTGGGCGTCGTCGTCTGGCGGCTGGGGAAGCGTCTGATACTCCATGCGACGCATCGTCTCCCGCAGGACGCCAAACCGCTGCCAGAGGACACCGGATTCGTCGTATGCCTTGCCTTCGCGGTGGGCTTCGGAATGCTTCTGACCCTGAACCCCGGTCTTCTCGTTCTCCCGAAGAACACCACGTTCACCGAACAGGTGGCGCGACAGGCGGGATTGGAGGCGTTGTCTTGCCCGACCATCCTCGACTCCAAGTACATGCCCGGTCAGGGCAGGTACGAGTGCGAATACGTGGACGCGAAAGGAAAGGCTCACGACCTGAGCCTGCTGGTCGCATCCGGCGACAAGGTATGGCTCTACGACCACAACGGCAAACCGATGAAGGTGACGACGAAATGAACCCGGAAGACAATCCGATGCCGCTCGTCTCCGAATGCAATCCGGTGGATGCGGTCGAATGCCCATGCTGCTTGACCGTGTTCCGCGTGCGCACGCTCATGACCGACGGGAACGGGCGGCTCATGGGCGACGGGTACGAGGCCATCCCCATGTTCTGCCCCATGTGCGGCGGACGGCTCGAACAGTCGGAAAGAAAGGAATAAGATAATGGCCGACCCGAAGTACATGAGGAAAATACAGGACATGTGCCGCTGTCAGGATTGCGGACTCATGGCCGACAATGCGGACATCGACGTGGAATTGGACTGTGACGAAATCGTGTTTGAGTGGAGCGACGCGGACGACAGCCAGACATGTAACCTACCGCCCTGCTACGGCGGACACAGGCTTCAGACCGATATGACCGCATACAACCTGTTGCTGGAGCTTGGCGTCATAGACGACCCCTACGCGCGAAACAAGGAGCGAGATTGAGAAGACTATTGGCATTACTGCTGGTTCCGGCCTGCCTGATGTGTGCCGGATGCGACGGGTCCGACACGGAGGACGGCGACATTCGGTCGGAGGCCGGGGCGGAGGAGAGTGTCGCCAACTGCGCCGACTATGACGGCCGAGAAATCGGGGAGTGCGAGCTCAGACTGCACGACGGCCGTCGCGTGACGTGCGCCGTCCTGAGCGGCTTCCGCAAAGGCGGCCTGTCCTGTGATTGGGCGAACGCCGCAAAAACGAACGGGAAGGCGGAGTAGCCCACGCCGGGACGCATGGGCTTGGCGTAAACCGAAGCCAAGGAGCGCATCATGAGCGACACCATCGAACCGATCAACGCGAGACAGGCAAGACGCCTGACCGTGAAGCGCGTCATCGCCATCTCCTACGGAACGAACGGGCGTTATGAGGAGCTTGTATACGACCAAGAGCCGTGCAGGAGGCGCGCCCAATACTGCACGGATTACGAGAGGTTCATATTCGACCGGGACTTCCGGTACCGCAACGGGACTAACTACCTGGATGCGCTGCTGAGCGGATTCAACTGGGAGGCCGTGAGGAACGCGGGCTTCGACCCGGACGCCGAACCAAAAGCCTACGCCATTCCCGACGACATGCCGCTGTACCGCTGGGTGCTGAAAGATGGCACCGTCGTCACCACTGCCACCGGCTTTCCACAAGGCGACGCGGCCGTGCTTCGCACGCTCGACGGCCGAAGCATGTTCGTTCCGCTGGCGAACGTCGATTACATCACCGAGCTGAAGGGCTGACATAATCCTTGAGGAATACTTTGAGCGCTTCCAGCAGGCGTATGGCATCGAACTCGGCGGAACGAGGCAGATGACAGGAAAGGCCGTGGAGGGCAATTGGAAGACAAAGAGAACGGCTATGACGCCTAGGGAATACTGGGAACGGCTCAAACGGTCGTTCAACGACAAATACGTCAAAGAAGTCGAAAAACGCCAAGGAAAGGAGAACAACCATGACGCCGAACCAGTTGATTGACGCACTGAAGCGCCTGCCGCCGGAGGTGATGGACAGGCCCATCATGGACGACGATGACACCATCGCGCCCGGCTGGTCGCTCGTTCCGGCCGACATCTGCATCGAGACGGGCGAATTCCTCACCAACGGCGACGTCGGCATCATCCCCGACCCGGACAAGGACCCGGACGAGGATCTGAAGGTCGAGGCCGGGGAGTGGGGAATGCCCTTGCAAAGGGAGCTCCGCGCCACGCTGCACTCGTACATGGAGGACTGAAAATGCAAGACACCGAGGAGAACCGCTGGCTATTGCTGGATATGGCCCGCGCCATGGGCGACTACGGCTATGACGAGATGTGGTGGGCCGACGTGTACGAGCCGGACGACCTGGAGTATTCCGCGCCCGACCTGTATGAGGCGTTTATTCACTCAGCCGATTATGACCCGGGCGCCCATTTGGTGCGACGCAAGGAATACGGCGACGGCTTCGAGTCCGTCACGGAGGAAAGCCTGCTGGCCGACGCGTGGCACATGAGGGATGACATTGTGGAACTGGCCCGGCGCGGGGATGTGCGGAAGAGCCTGCCGGATGTCGACTTCAACGCGCGGCTGGCGAGGCTGGAGGCCGGGGCATAGGCACTCCGGTCCAAAGGAGACGGAAGGAGACCGGCCATGTCCGGTAATATCCATGATTTTTTAGGCAGGGTACCACGACCCTTGTGGTCGTGGGTGAATGCCTTTCCTTTCCACTAACATTATGATACAATGTTTTTTATTGGAGGTGAAGCATATGGTGGAACTCGCATTGACCATGAAAGTCAAGCTCACGACCAACAAACACGAGTCTGAAGCCCTCAACCGCCTATGTGACAATTACACCTCCTGTTGCAACGAAGTATCCGATTGGATTGGAGAACACCACACCCTCAGCCAGAGGAAAATCAACGAGGCTGTCTATCATCCGCTACGCGACAAATACGGACTGTTGGCCCAGATGACCCAATCTTCGATACGGCGGGTCATCGCGTCCTACAAGGCAATTCACTCGCGCATGGAACGCCGAAACGAAGGCAAGCTCAAAGGAAGAAGGACGGCGTGCTATTCCGTCAAACCCGAATACTCGTCCGCCGGTGTTGACCTGTTATGGAACCGTGACTACTCCTATTCATCCAAGACCGGAATGTTCAGCCTTCCCGTCATGGACGGGAGAATCAAAGTGAAAGCCCAATGGAAGGGAATACCGGACGAATACCGTACGGCACGTTTCGGTACCGCCCGACTGATACCGAAACGAGGCAAATGGTACCTGCATATCCCCATCGCCTTGCAGGTGCCGGACCCTACTTCAAGTCCGAAGACCATCGTAGGCGTGGATTTGGGCATCAGGATGCTCGCCACCAGCTACGATGGCGAAACCACCCTCTTCCAACGTGGAGGGGAGGTGAAAAGCAAGCGCGGCAAATACAAGCGGCTCCGTCAACAATTGCAGAAACGCGGCACCCGAAGCGCCCGCAGACGACTCAAAACCATAGGCGACAGAGAAAACCGTTGGATGACCGATGTGAACCATCAGGCGTCTAAGGCACTCGTCAACCATTACGACAGGAATACGATGTTCGTTCTCGAAGACCTTACGGGAATCCGCAATGCGACCGAACAGGTCAAGGTCAAGGACAGGTATGTTCAGGTCAGTTGGAGTTTCCACCAATTCCGGCAGATGGTCGAATACAAGGCGAAACGCAACGGTCAGAAAGTCGTGTTCGTTGACCCGGCCTACACAAGCCAGACCTGCCCGAAATGCGGGAAAATCCTCAAAGCCAACCGTGACAAGAAACGCCACCTGTATGTCTGCCGCAACTGCGGATACCGGTCCAACGACGACCGGATAGCCGCGATGAACCTGCGACACAAAGGCTACGACCTTTTGAACTCGCAGTACGCCGCCAGCATGACTGACGGCGTAAGGGTGCAGTCAACCACCCTATGATGTTCCGTCAATTAAAGGTAGGAGAACGGTTACAGCCGTTCACTGGCACTACCGGACAGGGACAAGCCGCAATGCTCGTCATTGCGGTCGTTGACAAGAGACCAAAAGGCGCGGCACGCATTCTGACCGCCGTCGTCGCGGGCGTTCTCGCCCTGTCGCTCGCCGGCTGCGCCGCCTTCGACTCCTGGGTCGGCGACGTCAAAGGCGAGCTGACAGGTAACGCATTCACCATGAAGGCGTACAGCAACACCGGCGAGCTGACCATGACGGCGCATGGCCGGAAAGTTGGCATGGAGGGCAATGAGACCACCGACGACAACGGGGACAAGGTCATGTCCTCCGTTGTGACCGTCACCATCGACGGCAAAGAGGTCGAGTCTTGTGGTGACACCTTGGTGTTCAACGAGGACGACCTGGAGCCAGAGAAGGACTTCGCCGCCGATCAACTCAAATCGTACGACGACGGCAGGCTATCCAACAACACACTGTTCGCCCAGCCGTTGAACCGCTTCAAGAACCTGTTCGGCAAGGCGCGCGTCGTCGTCGTGAAATCCCAGATGGGCTCTCCCATCGAAGCGTTCGGCGGGAACGACGTCTACTGGAAGGTCTGCGACGACCTGCCAAAGACCACCAAGCTCATGATCGACGGCAAGGCGCTGTATATCCACCGAGCCAACTTCCAGATCATCGACAAGGACCTGCTGTGACACTGGAACGGAGGAATGCCCACGACCCGCGTGACGCAGGCCATGGGCATTCCTCTTTGGACTACGCCTGTCATCCGCCCGTCCGGGACGCATGTCCCCGGCACGACGGAAAAGGAGCCGATCATGACCATCAATCTGAACGACATCACCGGACAGGAATCGGGAATCATCCTCGTGGAAACGGATGACGGACGACACATGAACATGGTCGCCAACTGGGGCGCCAATGACGGACTGCCGTATCTTTTCGAACCAATGCTCGAACCATTCTCGTTCCTCTTCCTCCAACCGGAGGACGTCCACGTCGAAATCGAACGCATCCACAGTGGGACGCTCAACGACGAAATCGCCCACGACGGTCTCGAAGACTGGAACCCGTTGGACGACGATTTGGAATCTGACGAACCCTGCGAAGTATACCCGCTGTCGAACGGCTGGATTGTCGTCGCGCCGAAGGAATGGAACTGACGAAATGAAAACACGCGACATCCTCAACACCGTCACTCGCACACTGCCGGACTGGCATGTGTACAACGACCGCCAATTCGGACGCATCACCGCATACAACCCTCAAGCGGGATGCGAAGTCGTCGTCGGACTTCCCGACACTGACACCAACACCATTCGCATCGTCCGCACGCGATACGAACTTGTCGAAGATATAACCGTCCTCGATACGGCCGGCATGGGCGAGGAACAAGCATTGGACGAGCTGGCCCGACTGCTGGCCGCGCCCATGCCGCGCACCGACCGGCTCATGCGGCTGAAGGAACAGTTCGACAAGGGCGCCGAATGGTGCCGGAGCACGCTCCACGACGAACAGGAGGCGAAGGACACCGAGGATATGACCGAACGGTACATGTGCGTATGCGAGTCCTGCGACAAATACCCCGGACATGACCCGGTGTCCGTGTTCGAAGGGTGGCTGCTGGGCGAGGAGCTTGGCAGCCCGTATGAGACGCGCCGTCAGGCCGCATCGCACATGCTGGCCGACGTGCGCCGACTGGACAGGGAGTGAGCATGCTGAAAATCGAGAAGACGCTGCAATCCGTCCGCGACCTATTGGACAGGCTGAGCAAGGAAGGCGTGGAGTTCGCTCTAACCGAATCGGAATACTCCGACTGTGTAGCGGACATCCGCGACCCTAACAAGGCGTATGTGTTCCTCGAATGCTCGATTCGTCCGAACGGCACCTTCGTCTGGCGGGATTACGACAATCATAAAGGAGTCTGCGACTTCGACGAATTCCGCGTGCGGATAATCACTCTCACAGCGGACGAATACCTCGACAAGGCGAAAGACAAGCGCAAACAGTGGGCAGACCTGTGCGAAGGTACGGATACGCCCATGCCCGATTCGCTGACCGCAGTCGTATCCGACATGGAGAACAAGGCCAACCGTCTGAAAGCGTTGCTGGAACCCGACGACCCGCCACTGTTGGACAAGTGGGGCATCGCAATCCTGACAGACCTTAAACCGTATGGCGTGGTCGAACCGGCGGAGGAATCGCAACGGCTACGTGAGCTGGGCGTGCTGGAACGCAGATACTACATCGACCAAGTGTTCGACGCGCTGACCGACAAGGGCGAGAAGGCGTTGGAATTCGCGTCGCACGCAAAACGGACGGTTTAATGGCTTTACCGGCGGGCGGAAGAATAACGCCACTGCCGTCGAACGAGTCCTACCAAAGCCCGTTCGACGGCAGATGGGTAGATACGGACGAGGCCGAGGTTTTCCGCGACCTACACGCATGGCGCGTCCACATGGCCAAAACGCTGCTCAAAGCTTTGGAAAAGGATGAATCATGCTGAACCTCAAAGAAGCATCCGCAAAAAGGAACCCCCACATGAATCAGTCAGAACCTAAATCCGACCTCATGGCATGGTTGGAACAACAATGGGACAAGGCCGTCAAAGACTCCGAAACCCCAGACAAGGAACTGTTGGAGAAATACACTTTCTACGACGGCCTCACCACAGCCTACGAATCCACCATTGCCCGATTGAAAAACGTTCCCAATCCATTTCTGCCGTCCTGTCTCAACTATGAAGACATCGACGACAGCAGTCAGGACGTCCAGCCGCAGGTGGGCGATTACGGCTGGGCCATCCGGGAGAACGCCCACGGCCAGGATGAGACGCCCTTCCATATCGAGCGGGACGAAGACACCGGCCTGCCGATGGCATTGCTGGACACCCGGCTGTACGCGAAGCCGGAGGACGACGTGGACGACGGGCAGTATGTGAGCCTGCTCCAGCTGCACCTCGACGGCTACATCCTGAGCAGGACAGGGCGGAGGACGGACGAAGATGAATAGAGCCGACAAAGTCCTGCTTTGGATAAAGCTGGTTTTGAGCTTGGTCCAACTGGTCGCGGCATTGGCTCTCATCGGGCTGCTCCTCGAACCCCAATTGACGGACGGAATCGACCGGTTGGAGACCGCAATCCACGGCCGGCAAATCACCCTGGAAAGCACCCTCACCGACCGACAGGGCAATCCCATTCCCGGCGCGACGATCACGGTCATCCGGGACAATGGCACCCCTTACAGGGATGACAACGGCAATCCCGCCAGAGACGTCACCGACCGGAACGGCGGATTCAAGATCAAGACGACCGTCAAGGGGTCCTACCGGGTGGAGATCGTTCCGCCGCGGCAAAACCAAAAGGAGTGATGAATCATGGTGGACATGGAGACGATGTCGGGACGCATGAGAGCGGACATGAGACACGTATTCCATGAGACCGACCGGCTCTGGCCGGTGGCCGACGCGCACGGCGCGACCGTGCTGTTCGGTTCCAAGGACGCCGCCGACCTGTACGCCGCGGAGCATGATGCGGCCGTCGGCGCCCCGATGCCGACGATGAAGGCCGCCGCGCTCTGGAGCGCCGCGCGCATGACCCTGGCCGCCGATGGCGGATTGTATGAGATCACGGCATTGCCCGATGTGGAGCGCCGGACCGACGCCAAGCGCCCGGGTGCGAGGATGAGCGGATTGTCCACGATGGATGTCTTCGCGCGG